GTGGTGATCTGACCAATCTTCTTCAAGAAGGCTAGATCCTCTGGTGTTAGGTCTGACATATTAACTCCAACTTGTTAGGATTGATACGGACATCTCGCAGCTGAGCAGATCACCTGATGCAGCATTGAGAACGCTTGGGGCAGATATACTGCCTACATTATAGGTCAAAGAACTAGCAGCGAGTAAATTAAACACTCGAACCACATTAGTTTCAATGCCGTTTAGATTGCCTTCGTTATCGAATAAAGGCACAGTAATAATAATCTTAAAGTTAGCCAGTGCGCTGACTGTGTTTCGCGCATTGTTGCTTGGCGCGAGGTAAGGATCGTCTGGGCTTACGATAACTGAATTGGCAAGAACTACTGAAGGTGGGAATGCAAAAGTCTGCCAGAGTGAGTTGTCAACTAACGCAGTTGCCAGGGTAGTTCGAAGGGTAGTAATCGCTGCTGGCATTAGCCCACCATTGAGCGAGGGTCTAGCGCATGTGCGATCAATCCTCTGACCTTAGCGAGAAGCTGTGCGCTCATTCGGTAAGGTGAGGGCTGGAAATCTACGGAGTTAGAACCAGTCAAAGTGCTGGTTCTTGCTTGCCAGATCTCAACAGCTATCATCAAAGCGGCATTCTGAATAGCCATGTCGGCTGTCCAGTCTGTGTAAGTTCTTGAAGCAACTGAGCCATAAGGCGCAATAGCATGCTTAGGTTGCGCTGTTGCATGCGCGGTATTCATTGTAATCGAGTAATCGCCAACGGCTGTTAAAACTTTGCTTCCATTGTAATTACTACCACAATTTGTAATTGTTACAGTTTGACCAACATAAAAGATTTCTTTGACAGGATCATCAAAATAAAGAGTTCCTGAACCAACAATGTTTCCGTGTGCTGAGGCAAAATAAGTTGGAGTCCAAAGCATTGGAAGTAGCACTGCATCTGAGGCATCGCAGACTTCCTGAATGGTTGCATCTGGGTACAGCGAGCCAACGCCAAGCGTTGCTTTTAGTTCAGCTACTGTGCAGAGTGCCATTCCAATTCCTTTCTAAAGACCAAGAGGGGGCAAGGGCTATGCCCCCTCTCAGCGACTTAGGGTGTTACTTATGCCTTGTTGTTCTGGAAAGCACCAGCTGCAACCTTAGTTGCGATTGCGCCATAGCCGTAGTAGCCGATTGTGACCTGACCTGCGGCTGTTGATTCGGCGCGCAAGCGGTAGGTAGGGCTCTCATACCATGTGTAAGCATCTGGGTTAACGATAAGGATTGTTCCATCGCCATCGCCGCCATTTGTAGGATCAACGTAAAGGTTAAGACCTGCAACGTTACCTGTGAGGCTTGTAGGTGTTGACACACCTGGTTGGTTCATAGGATTTGTAACGGCTGAATAAATTGGACGTCCAGCGTCGTTTAGTGTCATTAAATTTGACCATTGTCCGGTCGATACGATCATGTTGCGAGCGAATGGATTTGAAAGTCCAGCGGTTGCACCATAGACAGAAGCCGCGCCACGACCAACGATTCCAAGAAGCTCGGCTGCTGTTGGGTATGTTGCGACTGTGGTTGCATCAACTGTTGCACCTGCGATAAGTGCGGCATTAACTGCGGCATTAGTTGACTTTGCGTAAGCAGCTGCCATGTTGCGAACAAGTTCATCGAAGAATGCTGGAGATGTACGATCTAGCAATTCGACTGAGAATACTTGCTGGCCAGCATACTTTTGTACTGTTACAGAAAGGAATGCTGAAGTTTGATCTGTGTTGCTAAATGCATCGCCTTCTGGCTCGATTGCAACTGTTGGCATTGCTGTGATCTTTGGGATCTCGAATGTCATACCGGCATCTGGAAGCACTCCGCGAGAGATTGCATCGATTGATGGACGGATAGTTGTACCGAGTGGGTTGATGATTTCGGATAGTTGACGTGTTGGTACTAGACCAGCGTTGTCTGTTGTATCTGCTGCTGCTGCGATCCATTGACGAGCTGTGTCGTCTCCAAGTGCTGCGCGAATTGTGTTCTCTGCATACTTAGCAGCTGTGATTTCAATGCGTGGCTTTGTGTAAGCCATTGCTGTGACAGTTGGGCGAGCAGCTTCGACCGCTGGTGCTTCAACTGGTGTTGCTTCGACTGCTGGAGTGGTGTTTTCCACGGTGGCTGTCTCGCTTTCTGTTGGTTGGGTTGATTCTTCTACAGCAGATTCTTCCGCTGCAATATCAGTAACTTGAGCAGACTTGAATGCTGGCTCTGTCACTAAACTTACTTCGACCAAGCGAGCAGCAGACACATATGTCACGCCGTCCTTGATCTTTGACTTTAGAACTTCTGCACCGATGCTTAGTCCTGATTGCAATCCTTCTTCTGCAAGGATTAGGGCTTCTGTGCCGCGCTGTGAGCGACTTACAGAAAACACTGCATCGATCGAGTTCTCTGATTCTGAGAAACTGACTGCACGACCCAAAGGCTTCTTAGAATCGTGTTGGTTTAATAGTTTGATGGTCTTAGGATCTGGGATCTCGATTGATCCAGAAGCAAAGATAACTTTGCCCATATTGGTAGATCCTGCTTCAATGTTAAGAGGCACGATCTTGCCTGAGATAGTGCGATTGGCTGAATCGGCTGTGAGTTCAGCTGCGAAGGTGATTATCTGAGTCATTCCATACCTTGACTTCCGTTAGGTGTTAGATCTGTCATTTCCATTGCTTGTTCTTGAGTAATGAGTTCAAGTTGTAATAGTTTTTCGATAACTGCCAGTTCTTGCATTGGATCAGTTCTCAAAAAGTTCTTGTCAATGTCAAATCTAACAACATTGCCTCGAGCTGTAATGTCGTCCATCGATAAACGATCTTCAATGGCAGTAATAAATGGCTGCAAAGATAGCGTTAAGAATTGTTTGCGCTCATCATTAACATTGGTGTAGGTATAACTTGAGTTTTGATCCGCAGAAACATATATTGCTGGAACATTGCACAAGCGAGCAATTTCAGTTGAAAGATTCTGAATTGCTTCTCCGTACATCATGTCTTTAGGTGAGAATGACACTGCGTTATATTCTAAAGTGCTAGTTAGGTAAGCAGTTGATCGATTGTTGCGAGCAGTACGCCAAGCAGCTAGTAAACCAGAAACTTCTTTAGGATCAAGATCAGCACCGGTATTCTTAATATAACCAGTTGCCATTGGAGTTGATGCAGCAATCGCTGCTGCCTTCTGGACATCGATGGCTGCGCGAATTGTTGAAACGCCAGTATTTAGAATGCCATCGCCTAATGATTGGAAAGTAATTAAACTGCCAAGACCGTCCATTGGTAATGTTGTTCCATCGACTGCATAAGACTTAACAAAAGTGTTAGTGCTATCAAGTGTTGCAGTTACGCGATGGTTAGCAATCCACTCGAAACGAGATGGACGACCATCTTCGTTGTAAACTTCTACAACTTGCCAGAATGCTTGGCCATAAAATAGAAGTGAGTCAACAGTCCAGGCAATCGTGACAGATCGTGGCTGAGAATATGAAGGTTGCTCTAACCAGACTGGTGAGCCAAGTTCTTCGTTAGTTGATTTTCTGTAAAGTTCTAAAGGGATTGCGCCGATTGTGCCAGCTAATAGATTGCGGCATCTTTGCAATGCTGGAACTGAGATCGCTTCGCTTCTGCCGATATAGGCATATTGAAACGGCATTGCATAAGGTGAATACTCACCTAAAACTTGAGGGGCATACTGCGCTTCGACAGACGACTTTTTAGAAGGTGATTCTGCTCGCGAAAATATACCCATAGCCTAAATGATAGCACAACCTAGACAGATTGCTAGCAAATGTCAAGTATAAATTTGTGGCTTAGGTTGAGGGATCATTAACTTGCTTACAACCATTGCCAACCCGATCGGGGCTGAAATATCTCCAGCAGACTTTCGCTTAATTATTCTCCATGCTGAGTCATTGACTTTAGCTGCACAGTTGTTCATTTGCTGGATCAATTCTGCTTGCCCATTGTGGACTATTCGATGATTGACTAAACCTTCCAGAAGGTCGCCACAGGCCTTGTAGAACTGTTGCCCTGATACGTCCTCGATCATAACTCCAGAGTTGCTTAGTCGATCTGCAATGGTCTGGGTTGCGTATTTATCAAAGCAAACTAAGCGCGGTTTATAGATGTCGCACCAACCTTTGATCGATGCAGCCATTTTAAGTTCATCGATGGCGACCTGAGAGCTGTAAGTCTCCAAGATCCCGATGCCAATCCGTCCATCTGGGAGTAGTTGTCCTGCGACCAGTGATCCGTTCCGCCGTGACGGACTGACATCGAAACCGAATACAGTATAAGCCCCTGGACTCATTTCAAGCGTATTATCTGAAGTTTCTTCAAGAACGCCATGAGGCCAAGGACTTGACAAACTATCAATCCATTGGCAAAGAGTTTCGGTTCTTGTATTTTCAATCGGACTGGTTGCGATAGCTTCTTCGATCGCACTTTCGGTAATTGTGTAACCAAGGGAAGGGTTTGCTAAAGCCCAGGCATTGCGATCAGTGATCTTGCAATACTGAGGGGCTGAATACTCATAGAATCCGTAAGACTTTGGTGGGTAATCGATAGCGCGCTCTCTAAGATCATTAAGCACAGTGCTAAAGGCATCACCAGCATTGGAAGTTAAAAGGGTCTGCGAATTAGGGTGTGCTCTAGTTGTTGGAGTCGCTGCCCGGAATCCGTCCTCGGTAATCTCTCGAACTTCATCGATGTAAAGCAATCCATTGACAGATCTTCCGCGAGAGCCATCGCGAGTAGCTGCTACAACATCAAGCCTTGCCCCAGATAGCATCTCGATTGACTCTGTGCCGTTGGCGTGTCGAA